ACAAACCACCCCGTGTAGGTGCGTGGCGACCTTACGAACTCAATCAGAAAATGGTGTCAGACCAACCGACATCAGATAGCTTCTGTATTACCGTGTGCGACATGGCGTACAAATCTATCAAGATTGATGAAGTATCTATCTATCGTGCGTGCGATAACTGGGACGCTTACGAAACTGGTTTCTTGAATGACGCATGGTATCACTTGTCTGAATTGTGGCACACAAGCGTACTGACTGGTATGCAGTTGCAGGTATCAGCCCGTAACTTGGGTAAAAACGCTGGTCGCTATGGCAATATCGACTTGGGTTCAATCGGCAACGCTTTGCATTTGACACCTGACAATATCGTTTCGTTCTTCAGTCGTATGCGTGATGTGTTGCAAGACGCAGGTCGTTGGTATGATGGCGAAATGTATGTGATTGTACCTCGTGCAATGCACACTTTGTTACTTGAAACCATGTTTGCCAAACAACTGTGCTGCAACACTGGCGAAAGCGTATTGTTCAAAGGTATGCGTGCCTCTGACGTATTGGGCTTCACAGTAATCGAAACTGACCGTATGCGCCCTGTTGTAGACCCAGCAACTCGCCGTTTAGTATATCCAATCTTGGCTGGCTGGAATGAAGCCTACGCATTTACTGGCGACATCATCAAAGCCCGTCTGAAAGAGATGGACGGTGCGTTCGGTGTAACTTATGATATGCTGTCTGTTTATGGTGGTGGCGTAATCTACCCTGAAGCGATGGCGAAAGCATACGTTACTTTCTCAACTGATGGCGTTGTAACACGTCCATAAGGAGCTAAACATGGCACATAAATCATTATGGTTTCAAGGTAAAACGCCTTACGTTGTTCCGAAGTGCGATGGTAAAATTCCACAAACTTGCCCCAAGTCAAAACGTATTGCCCATGAATATACTCGTGGTTACTTTACTTTGACTAACGTTTTGAACCCTAACATCTTTTATGATGATTATGGCGTAGAAACTCCATTGAAAAAAGAATTGGCGGAAGCTAAAGTAGGCGATTATTTGTGGCTTGTACTTGTACCACCTAAGCACCACATCACTGACGTGTTTACCTACAATGAAGTAACCACCACTGAACATTCCAGCTTACAGTCTATGGGCGGTATTACATTGTCATTGGTAACAGGCAAATTCAAAGCTGCTGATGAAAATGGCGACTGCGAAATGACTGGCGAAGTGAACCACGGTACACTGGTTATGCCAGCCACAGCAAATGCAAAAGAGCAGTTCTTGCGTGCTGCTACTGACATCACTAATGATGTTGAAACATGGACTGGCGTTGGTGTTAAAATCGAAGCTCTGCCAGCAGGTCGCACTCTTGCCGACATCGTTGGTAAGATTGTTGTTGGCACACACGCTATCGACTATGACGCACAGACGTTCATGTAAATCTGATGGGTGGGACGGTAACGATTGCCGTCCTGCCTTACTAGGAGAACACTATGACTAAAACATTAAGTGGCAATTCGTCAGGTGCTAAAGCAAAAGTAACTGGTTTGAAAGCAAAAAGTGCTGCAAGTTTCGTAGCTGGTAAAGACCCTAAAAAGGCAATTACTGGTATCAAGGCAAAAAGTGCTGGGGTTGATTTACCATCATCTAAGGGTAACAAACCAAAGCTGAAAGCCAAGTCTGTTTCAGAAATGGGTTAATGGTTTAAACGGTGGGAACACTTATTCCGCCCACCGTTTATCTTAATATTGGGGACATTATGACAGTAGAATATGATGAAAATGGCGTAGAACACATCTATGCTCCAAATCCTAAAATGCAAGGCGAAGATTGGTCTAAGGAATATCCCCCAATCAAAACAACATCGCCGTGGCTTGTGAACAAATACACAGGCGAGATTTTTCCTAATACCGCAGAGTTTGCCCGCCGTAGCGATATTCTTGAACCGTATTTGGGCGAGTTGCCGCGGGACGGTCAGAGCGAAGGCACTACTGTGGTGCAGGTAAACCAAGTATTAAATCCTGAAAAACGAGAAGACGGAGAACTTGAAACCTTATGAGAAAATTACTTCTGAGTTATGCCCAAGATTTAAATGACGCATATTCCGGACATGAATTTTCTATATGGTCTCCTGAACAACTACTGGGCTTCTTTAATGAAGCCCTTTGTTTAATATCGGCACACAGACCCGATATGTTTACAGAGTTAAAAGTAGTCAAGGTAGAGCCATGTAGTAATTACTTGGACTTGTGCGACTGCGTGAAAGTCTTGGACGTATTAGGTCAATCCGATAAAAATGGTAAGAATATACGACCAGTACCACGTCGTAAAGAACGCGCTACCGTGTGGAATGGTAGTAAAAAGAAACAAGAGTTCACAGATATTATCACGGAGTACGAACTACTTGATAAATCTAACCTTGTTCGTGTGTTTCCCCATAACCTTGACCCTACAAAGGACATCTACGTTACTTTACGGTGTAGTGTGGAAGCCAAAACGTATAGTCTTGATGATGAAGCCCCTGATGAGCGTTGTGCCTTTCTTGCTGCAGCACGGCACTGGGTGCTGTACAACGCCAAAATGATTGATGGGGAGTTCTCGCAAACTATGCAGTCCCAAGCTAAAGAACACCGTGAGATGTTTGTAGGTATTATGCAACTTACTAAACAAAACGATGACGGATATAACGAGAAACTGCTCGGTATTACCCCAAGAACTCGTTAGAAATTTAATATTGACAATGATATAATGGCTCAATCATTATTTGACATGGTTGGGCTATTATGCTATTTGGAACAAAAACACGCCCTATATCGGACTTTCTGCCACGCATTTTATCCCACATAGATGGCATTGACGTTGATATGGTGGCGACCTATACGATGGACGCTGTTATTCAGTTTCTGCGTGATACTAAAATCATGACAGAGATTATTTGTTTTGACTTGGACGAGTGTACGAACTCATACAAACTGAACACTGCTAACCGTATCACAGAAGTGCTGTCTGTACGGTTTATTGTCAATAACCAACAGCGTCCTAACCACCATTTCCAATACCGTATCGATGGAGACGTATTTTACCTTGATACGACACCCCACTGTGCCTATCAAGCAAGCGTGGAAGTAGAAATTGCCGTTGCCCCACCACGAGATAGCGAAGAAGTACCTGACGTACTATATGAAGAGTGGATAGACGCTATTACTGCACTTACTTTATCAAAATTGTATTTGCTGACTGACAACGAATGGTATAACCCGCAGGCAGCGAACAATCAGAATATCCAGTACCAACAACTTGTACGACAAGCACGGTTTACTAAAATAACAAAACACAAACCATTTAATATGCGATTGGCAAATAAACGGAGATTGTAATATGGCAGACTTTGAATGTAAGAAACCTAAACTGTGCGAGCCTGAACCAACTCCAGCACCAGTACCGTGTTCAGAACCATTTGACCTGTGTGTAGGCGACCGTACTCTAAAGTGGGACGGTTTTTGTCCTACTGTGGAACGACCACGGCACACACCTGACGGAACATACACATCAGTAACGGTCGTGGACGGTTGTATCGTTGAGTATGGCTACGCGGACGAAGCAACTTATACACCGCCTTACTGTAATCCAAATCCTACGCATTGTCAGGAGGACAGTGCAGGCACAGTGTCTGACGTTAAAATTTCGCCCAGTGTGGATAACACACTTACTCAAACATCGGGTGGATTGTTTGCTCGTACTTATGTACAGGGTGATAATGGTATTACAGTTGGTGGTACAGGTACGGTGAATAATCCATACACAGTGTCATTATCCCCATCTACTACCACAGGAAGCGTAGTTGCCGTTGTCGGTCGTAACGGACTTGTCAGTGAAACTACTCAGGCGGGAGTAACTTATGTTGGGCTTGAAGAAAGTGGGGTTGCGACTGGTGTGTATGACATCACAGACCAGTTTACGGTAGACAGGTTTGGACGTATTGTTTCTGTTTCACCGCGCTCTGACCCTCTTATTTCCGCAGGGGCAGGACTTGAAACCGTAAACCAAGGCGACAGTGTACAGATTGGACACCCTACCTTCAACATTGACAACAACATGGTACTAGGTGCTTACGCGGTTGGTGTAACCGATACAGGACATATTACCAGCACTACCCGCGCTATCACGGTTGATGAAGGTGTTTACCACATCGGCGCGTACAACGTGGATATTAACGAGTACGGCAGCATCTCAAATATCGAGCAACGCGCGGACATTATGCCAAGCTCAGGCACATTTTACACTGCTGACGGTAAAATTATCAGTTACGATGTTACTGGACGTTTGACAGGCATTACTGACAGTAATGGTAATCAACAATCTACACCAGCGACAGTTCCTATGCCGTTGCGTGATATGTATAAAGTAACTCCGCCTAGCGGTTTTGGTGCGGTTACTAAAGAGATTTACGGCTCTGATACACAGATGGTTATGAATAACGGTGCTGTCCACATCACATTGCCCAGTTATGTCATACAGCGCAGTCAGATTGAAGTTCATGGGGCAACCTCTTGGACACTAGAGATTTTCCAAGGTGTTATAGTTGTTACTCCAGCAGGTACTATACCGTTTACTGTAGCGTTCAGGGGGTAGTATGTTAGCTTGGGAGAGTTACGAGTTTGCAGGTATTATCCCACGCCTGCGTAAAAAACAACTGCCTAAAGGTTACGCCACCATCGCCCATGACGTTGATTTAACGCATGGTACGATTAAGGCTTTTCGTGAGCCTAGATACATCAAAGACGCACCGACTGATTCGGTGTATATGTACGTTTGGGGTTGCGACTTTTTAACGTGGGATAAGTGTGTAGATGTGGCAGAGTGGCTACCTGACTGTCCACGACTGTTTATTACAGGCAATGCAGACTACCCACAGACCATCACGATAGAAAACGGGCAGCTTGTATATCGCCGTTTGGGTGTACTTACTCCATCCATGCCACCTATTCCAACGGTGGTAACTCCGACCGAAGAAAGCGACCGCCACCGCTCCACAGCGTATATGGCGACATTTGTTAATAACTTTGGCGAAGAAAGTGGACCGTCCATGCCTAGCCATGATGTTGTGATTGAAGATGGGCAAACGGTTGAGCTTGACTTCCGCTACGCTCCACCTATTGAGTACGACATCAAAAAGGTGCGTATTTACCGTCGTGAGACAGGGTTTCGTACAGGGCTTGAGAAAGAACAGGAATTAGAGACTCATTGGTTCTTACTTACCGAACTGGATATTGATGAGCGAGAGTTTACAGATAACGTGCCGATTATTCGTTTGGGTTGGGCATACGAGAACCTAGACGCGCGAGAACCACCCGCTAACCTGACAAATATTACTGCCATTCCCGAAACGGCAATTCTTGCAGGCAGCGTAGCTAACAAGCTATTGTTTAGTCGTAATCTACAACCGAACAACTGGGAGCTGTCGCAGGAGATGACCCTTGACGATAACATCGTGGCGTTAGGAGCAAGTGGTAACAGCTTATATGTGGCGACTGACGGACACCCATATCGTGTGCAGGCAGATGTAGGGTGCGATAACCGCGCGTGTCGTGATATACACCGCTACAAGCAAGCCTTTCCGATGATTAGTTGCCATACAGGGCATGGAGCGGTTATTACACCATTTGGTTTTGTGTATGCCAGCACAGACGGACTTGTGATGCTGTCAGACAGTCCGAACCCACAGGTTATTACAAGCGAAGTGTTGAGCCAAGATGACTGGCGACAGCTTGCTCCACACACCACACGTCTTGCTTATTACAAAGGCGCGTTGTTTGTGGTAACGGATAAAATCAGTTTTATCTTATGGCTTGACAATAACACCTATTCAGACACCAAGCACAAGAAGATGGTAACGATTAGCGATGTGCCGACCGATATGTTCGTATCACGGCAGGGAGAATTGTTGTTACTTCAACAAAATGGTAGAATAGAACACTGGAACGCAGGTAATAAATTACGTCCATATAAATGGTTATCTGCTGTGATTGATACAGGTTTCTTGTTTGACTTAACTCGCCTGCGTGCCAAAGTATTAAACGCTGATAGCGAGATTAGTATCATTTCTAACAGGGCTAAAATTACAAGACGCTTTCCAACTGGCGACCGCATTATCCCATTTGGTCGGCATGGGCGTACAAGAGAGTTTAATATTGAAGCCATTGGTACAGGTGAGATAACTGAAATCGTAGCTGGGTTGTCTGAAATTGACATGGGGACGAAAGAATGAAGTATGAGATTGTAAGGATGCCATCAGACAGCACAAAAATGTCTGAGATGTTGGAAGAGTTTACACCGTTTCTTGACGCTATGTATTCAGATAGCGACAAAGAATTATTTGGCGATGTAAACTTCCTTTTGGATTATTGGTTGTTCTTGTGGGACACAGGCACAGGATTTTTCCTTACCAAGCGTAACGAATCAGGCGACTTGCTGATGGTTGCGGTATTGACGAAATATCGTGATATTTGGCATGGACGCGAACGTCTTGAAGTACACCGTACGGCACTTGCCCGTGTTCCTGATTTGGACGAAGACAAAGAAATCGAAAATATGATTGAATACCTTAGCTCAGTTGCTCCCATCATGGGGTTTGAGTTTTTATACTACAATACCCGTGATGAAAAAGGCAATGAGCATAAGGCACTGATGTGGATTAGTTGATATGGCAGAAATTCCATCTATTCTAAATAGCGCAGGTAATCTGATTGCTGATAGTGCCAGTAGCGTGATTAAAGGTATTATTGGCAAGCTCTCTGTTGTCAGTGAAGACAGTATCAGGTGTAGGAACACAGGTATTACTGATGATGGTGTCATTAAGTCTGCTAGATGGAAAGCTATACTGTCAGGGGCTGTCCTCGCCTACAACACTGTAAACAGCCTACGCATGGCGAAATTACAGCGAGATTTGGGTCAGAAATATCTTGAGTTGGCAGAAGAACATCGCAAGTATTACAACGAGCGGTACAAACCACTGGAGATTGCTCTGACCCAAGAAGCGTTGGTGTTACCTAAATATGTCCGTGATAAGGAGCAACTTAACACAGGACAAATGCTGGTATCGGTGCGAGGACGTAACGCAGGCAAAATTGACAAAGCCATTTCCTGTACAGGTCGCTATTGTACAGGGCAACGTACAGCCATTATGACAGACCAACTGCTTGAACATGCAGTAACAGAAAGTATGGTTGCAGGTCTTGGCTTCCGTTATACTGACCGCGAAGAGATTAATCATAATAACTTGCGCTGGGAAAAACGCGAACAGGTTATGAAAGTCGGACGTGATATTCCCACGGAAGCCGTATCATACGCCAGTTTAGCAGCAGGTACATTTGGTTCTTTGGGTAAGCAGGCAGGCGCAGCAGCAGAGGGAGCTATGGGCTTCTTGGCTTATGGTCGTGGCGACACCCAATATCCAGCACGCAGGGGACCTATGATGGTATCAGAGTATAAATGGACACCGACTAAACTGGAAACATTTAAACCTAGACCGCCTGAGAATTACACGAAACCAAAAGAACCTGAACCAACCATTAAGTTATCGGGTTAGGAGAAATAAATGGTATTTGGTATTGGAGATACTGTCTATATTACTGGTGGTATGATAAACAACATACAAACCATTGGTAATCAGTTAGGCAGAGTAAGAATCGATGAAGTCTCGCGTGTAAAAGATGTAAGTATTAAAGCGTTTCCTTGTCCTAAAGTAAACGATAAAGGTTTGACTTGGGCATGGTGGTGGGCAGATAAGATTGCCATTGCTGTTTCTTTGTGGGCGACTTACGAGACGTGGAAGGCAGCGAAAGAAGAATACAAAATAGGCAAGCGGTATTATGAGTTAGCCAAGGAACAATGGGACCATTTTTATAATTATTATCGCCCATTGGAAGACCAAGAATTATCAGAGATTTGGGCTGAATTGCCATACAAACCTGCCTACCCAATGGCAATTAAAGGGCATACCCATTTAATAGACCCTATTTTTGCTCAAGCGGATAAACACCGTATGTCGTTGATGGGTAAATACTGTATTTGTCCTGACGTGTCGGAGTTTAGAAAAATCGGTATTACCAAATCTACGATACAAGGCGACAGTGATAATTTCGCAAGACGTTATGCAGAAAAAATCGCCCAAGAGAAAAACGACATTCGTTGGGCAAGACGTATCGCTGCGGCAAGTCGTGGTCGTGGATTGTTATCTGCTTCTACATCATTTGCCAGTAAAGCTGCTGGGTTCTTCGGCGACTACGCTAAAGCTATGGGCGGACTGGCAGGCAACGCTATGCAGTTTAGTGGGTATGCGCGTAATCGTTTCCAAACTGAGTATAATCCTGTGCGCGAACGCATTGACGCTCGTGCAGATGTGCCTAATACTTATCGTGGATTTGATGCAGATGGTTACTGGTCTCAGCGCGGTATTCCGACTTCAGATAATGATAGTGGCGGCTTGTCGTGGGCTAGTTATGAAAGTCCACCTTATATGCAATCAGGGTTTGACCCTACAGGTGTAGCACAAACTGCACCGAGAACTTAACGGAGAGTGAAATATGTACATTCCTGATTTATTCGGTGCTTACATCAAAGGTCGTGAACTGGCTATTGAGAAGAACTGGCAAGACCTTAAAAATTATGAAGCCATCGAAAATGCTAGAAACCAAAACGATTTACAGGCTCTGCAAATTTTAGGTGAGCGTGCTGACTTCGGTGGTAAACGTTCTATGTTCCGAGACCAAGTGGACAGCTCAAAACGGGCAAACGAAGTAGCGGAATACGCACAACCGGGCATGGCAGCCCGTGCTGACCTTGGGTCTATGTTTGCCCAAGACCAACGCAGCGTTTATCTTAATAGTCGTCCTACTGCCCAACAGGTTATGCAACAACTGTTTGATGCTAACTTGGGTAAACAAGGTGTGGCGGCAGGTGTACAACGCGCTACCAACACATACTGGACACCTGAGCGTCAGTACAATGCAGGTCAGGCACAAGGTCAGGTAGGTTACAACATGGCAGTGGCTAATGGCGTGGCTTCTACCGACTTTGTTTCGGCAGCACAACGTCAAATCGCGCAGAACCAAGCTAACCACGGTGTTAATATGGCGACTTCCCAATATCAGTTAGGGGAAGTAAATAATGCCATTGGTAATCAACCTGCTATGAACGAGTTGAGCAAAGCTCGTATTGATAATGCCCAATGGCAGCAAGATAATTTTGTTACCCAACAACAAGAAGCTCAACGTGTCGCCCAACAAAGCTTAGTAAACCAAGCCTATCGAGAATACATCAGTTATTTGCAGGCAGCCCAAGCTGGAGACCAAGCGGCGGCACAGGCGGCAAGTTATTTAGCTGCGAAATATGGGTTCGGTCAGTCTAATACGCAAACACCTGCTCAGTCCTTAATACCTAACAATTTTGTCGGTATGGGACCTGTATCTGCTGACCGCAACACAGCGACCATATCTAATGGTACTGGGGAGTATGTTATTCAAGCTGTACCCGTTACTAAACCGCTTATAGTGGAGCAGCCACAGCCACAACCTACACCTGCGCCACAACCACAACCCCCTGCTGTTAGTATACCTTGGAGCGGTGTTGGGTCGTTGGGTATTACGCGCACTATCCTGTAACGATGGGAGATGATTTATGTCCAAACAAGATAATATGGCGATGGTTCTACAAGCTCTAAAAAATGCAGGACTTAATGACAACCAAGCGAGAATTTTGGGTGCTGAGATTGGGCGTGAGAACGCCTTTCAGGATAAGTACCTGTGGGGCTATCACACAGATGCAGCCAACGGACAGAAAAACATAGGTATCATCTCGTGGCAGAAAGAACGCGCAACAGAGGTTGAGAACCGCCTTCGTCAGGCTGGGCTTATGAAAGGCAACACCATCGTTAAAGGGCAGGCAAGTCTTGATGTGATGGCTAAGTATTTAGTTGAAGAAATACGAACAGACCCTAAGTACGCGCAGACAAAAAAGCTGTTTCTTGACAATCCAAATGTAGATTACAAAACAGGTTCAAAGGTGCTGGGTAAAAACTTTATACGATGGGCGTATGACAATCCTAAGTACAAGAGCGGACACACGAACCGCGATAAGTTTTACGCACAGTTGGGTGGTACACCTACTGATGTATCTACCCCTACTGATGTATCTACTCCTGCGTTCCAACCACCTACGATGTTGGCTACAGGACAAGTGCCACAAATGCCAACGGATATGTTTAGCGGTATGGGTAATCAGAATGTCCTTGGGCTTAATTTAGACTTAATGTCGGTGTTAAATGGTATGGGTGCGACACAACAACAGTCTATGTCGCCCATGTTACCGACACCGTTTTCTTAATTTGTGGGGGTAATAATCCATGTATGGAATTAAAGATTTCGTACCGCCAGTAGCAGGTAAATATCGTATTACAAGTGATGAAGGCAAACGCGCTTCTCGTCGTACAACCAACGGGAAACGTATGTCCAGTTTCCACCACGGAACAGACTGGGCAGGTGCAACACCGGGTAGTAAACCTGATATTCAGAACATCACGGCTGGTAAAGTTGTATGGGTGGGTAACGCTGGTGGTTGGGGTAAGGCGGTTATTGTACAGAACCCTGATGGCTACACCGTCCAGTATGGACATCTTGACAGCATTGCTGTTAAAGTGGGCGACCAAGTTCCTACTGGTGGTAAAATCGGGGTCATGGGTGCGACAGGCAACGTAACTGGTACGCACCTTGATATGATTGTTACTAAGAACGGGAAGTCTATCGCACGAGATGGAACTGTGCTGGCTGATGCCCCTACCAGTATCATTCGCCGCGCAGGGTTAAAACAACCTGCTGGTACATCAGCACCTGCCACACCAACCAGTACGCCACCAGCACCCATGTTCGCTGGTAACACACCCGACACCACACAACCGCAATCTAGCGGTGCGGATATGTTCAGCAATCTGTTCGGTGGCACACCTACCACCTTACTTCAAGGGGCGGTAGGACTTGCCGTACCCGAGACACAGACCCAAAACCAAATGTTTTCCCAAGTGGCGGATATGAACTTGGGTGGTGGGTTGGAGAGTATTTATGCCGAAGCTGCGCGAGCGATTGCCAACGCAAAGGATAGTATTGACAGTCGCCCTATGATACAATCTACTAATCCTTTACGAGTCGAACTAGGTTCGATTTTTGATAGAATAGAAGTCTGATATATCTAATCAAAATCCATTTGGAGTGGCTGTATCAGACGAGTAATATTAGGGTATACTCATGGCGATTAAACCACTTCAAATGCCTGATTTAAGTCAGTTGCCCGACCCTACGAAAGATATGTTCGGTGGCATGACAAGTCCTACTGCCCTTATGAATATGGGCGACAAACAAGTAAACGACTTACTTAATCCAAAACCTTTATTTGAGCAAAACGTAAAACTGTCCACACAGGCGCAGCAAACGATAAATGGTATCGCCAAACAGCAACAGATGCTGGCAACTGAAACAGACCGTGCAGAAGAAAAAGCACGCCGCCAGCAACAAGAAGCAGTCGAAGCTCAAATTAAAGCGTCTCAAAACCAAGTAAAAGAAAACGAGCGCTATACTCAAAAACTGTTAAACGCACAGGAAGAAGCGCGTAAGAAAAAAGCCGAAGAACAAGGCGGTAAGCTAGGTGCAGGTGCGGACGGTTCTTTTGTGCTGCGCCAACACGCGGAAGAGCTTGTCAAGAAAGATGAGTGGAAACGCATTGTCTCTAATCTCCAGCGTGATGACGAGATGGAGATGTGGCTGAAGCAAGCCGAGACCAAACTGCGCGAAGCGGGTGTATCTGATGAATCGGTTATTAAAGCCGAGCTTGACGTTGCCCGTAATGTCATTTCAGGCGATACCAAGTCATATACTCAACGCATGAAAGAAGACAACATCGACCCTACGGACTTGGTGTCGTCTCTTGGTAAAGGTGCAAGAACCATTTATCGCGGTGCTGGCATTATGTTTGGTGCATCTGACGAGTGGGCGAAGAACGAAAAAGACGCTATCGACAGTATCAACAGCACTTATTCTGACACCATGTTGTTAGACCAAGCTAACTACGCTTACCAACGCAGTAAGACGAAAGCTCAGAATCCCAACGAAGGCGTACTTGAAGGGTTTGCTTCAGGAGCAAAAGACGCTTGGAACAGTGGTAACGTCATCTCAAGTATAGTAGATACCGCAGGGTATGTGCCTTATGCGGTGGTTGGTACATCACTTGCCGCCAAGGGTATCGCCTTAGCAGGGGCGACTACTGGACTAACAGGACTGACAACTACGCTTACAGGTAAGGCTGCTGCCACGTCATCTATTGGTGGTCGTATTGTCAGTGGTATCTTATCTGCTGAAACTGGCGGTGCTGCCACAGCGACAGGCTTACTTGCTGCCACAGACGCGGCAAGTGGTGCGTACGACAATGTGATGGCATTGGACTTCAACGACAAAACCCAGTTGGCTAAGGCTCGTCAAACTTATATTGCCGAGTACGGACAAGCTAACTGGGATAGCCTCGTTGCCGACAACGGTGGCGATATGAACAAGGTTAAGTCTGAACTGGCTATCCAAGCAGGTCGCTTGGCAGGGGGTACGGCATTTGTTACTACTGCTCCACTGGGCGTGTTTGGCTTAGAAGCCACCCTTGCTAAGATGGGTACGCAGGGTATGGCGGCACAAGCAGGTAAGCGTGTGCTGACCGTTGGTGCTAATGCTGTATCAGAAACTTTGGAAGAGGGCTTTACCCAGTTAGCACAAAACGTAGGTGCTAAACCTGTAACAGGTGTATCTCTGACAGATGACGTAGGCGCAACCTCAGCTATGGGTGCTATCGCTGGTGGGGGTATGGCTGCTGGTACACAAGCTATTGCATCGGTTATGGACACGCGCTCGGCTCGCATGAAGCCTACCTTTGACATAAACGAGTTAGACCCTAACCGTTGGGTAAGTGCAGGCAACATTAACTACGATGCGTACCGTACAACGGTAGGTCATCAGATGGATAACATCGCTCGTGATGGTCGCCGTACTCGATTGTCTGAAGATGATATTCAACAACTGCAACAGCGCACATTCAACGATGTGGTGGACAACAACGAGATTTGGTCTCGTATGACACCTGAACAACAAGCTGAATTTAAAGATTATTTGCGGTTGTCATATAACATCAGCAGCAACGGTTACGCGCGTTTCCAAGAAACTGCCGAAGCAAAAGCATGGGCAAGTAACGATTACGCACAGATTAATAATGCCGTTGTGGATAATCCACTAAGCATGGACTTGCTGAACGCTTACCGTGTAAAAAATAATGTGGAACTTGAACAAGTACCACAAAACGCTCGTGAGTATTCTAAGACCCTTGCCGACGTCCTTGACGCTATGGCGACCCAAGACACCAACGTTACGACCCAAGAGCGTGAAATACAGTCTATGCAAATCATTGCCGACAAAGTTAAGGGCAACGACAAACTGACTGATATTCAGAAGCGTAGTATTACTGCGTTTATGATTAACCACATGGACGCTGGTTCTCGCCGTATGACGGACGAGCAACAAGCTGCTTATAACCGTGTACAGCAAGCTGCACGGCAAGTACAAGCTAACCAACAGGTAAACCAAAATGGCACTCAGGAGCAAAACCAAACAAGTGCAAGTCAGCCAGCAGGACAAGGCACGGTTACAGAAAATGCTGGAGCAGTCGCACCGCAAGGCTCTACAAATGGAGCAGGAACAAGCGACACGCTTAACTCAATCGCCGCAGAACTGGCAACAGTTGAGCCAACAGGACAGGGAAGCAATAATGCTCAAGGCGTTGGAAATGACCCTATGGGGCAAGCCACTGTCGCCAGCAGTCAAGCAGACAATACCGCCACAAGTGGCACAAGCACTGGCGGAAACGGTCAAGGACTTGGGCAAACACCGCCTGTTGGGAACACGCAGCCTACCACAACGCCTGCAAGCGATAGTGGACAGATTACGCAACAAGGGATTGCTGGACAAACCAGTCAAGGCGGACAATCCCTTGGACAAACTAGACCTAGCACAACGCAAACGCCAGTTAGCGGCGGAAGCGTTGGAGCTACGCCGTCAGAACGCGATACAGATGGTGGAAGCCAACAAGTTATTACCCAAGCGGACGTAAACGATAGCTTTATTGCAAACCCAGCCAATGAGACCTACGTTAAGTCGTTTATCAACGTGGCGTACAATGACTTGGGTAAATTTGGACAAGGTGTTACCAAGCACAAGGCTGACTTACGCCGACTGGCAGGTATTACTGGTGTCGATGGTGGCAAGTTGTCTGAAGAGCATATCAACAAACTGTATGACCTTATTAATATGCCATCGGTGGCGCGTACCACGCTTATCAACAACGAGTTCCGTACACAAGCGGCGACTAACCGTGTGTATAACGCTGTCCACCACTTAAAGCAAAACACCATCAAGGCAATTAAGGCGGACATCAAGGTACAAGAACGAGAAACTAAACGCCAACAACGTGAAGCGGAAAAAGAAGCTAAGCGTGTCGCCAAGTTGCAGAGTAAGAAAAAAACACCTATCGTACAGGAACAACCACTCCGTGCAGACGTCATCGACCTGTCAGATGTGGGCATTTCTGCCGTATCTATTCCCTATACTCGTAAAGAGTTTATAGCAGAAGGACGACCCTTACGCACTGTTAGCGGTAGCAGTCAGATTATCGTTTACAACGACCGTCCTATTGTCATCGTTACCATCAACGGTATTAACGTGCCTTTCTATCGTAGCACGGGTAAAGGTGGTAAGACCGATGTGCAGGCAAACAAATGGTATCCGTTCTTCGGTATTGGCTCTGACGGTTGGATTAACAAAACAAGTGGTAGTACAGGTATTAACGATTACTATGGCTCTGACGCTTTACGCCAAATGGCTAATATGTTGGACACCAGCATCACAGAAGATATGCTTGCTACCGCACGCAGTCAGACTTCTGTAGGCACTCCTGCCACCAGTCAAGCTACTTATGACTTGATTAACCAAGTATTCCCCCATACACCTACCGACCTTGGTAAAGCAAACGCGCTTAAAACTGTAGAAGCTAATATCGCCTTCATCGTAAATGCACTGGGGGGTTCGACACAAACTACCACTGAGCAGCAAGTAGCACTAATTGGTTATCAGTCTGTAGAACAGGCACAAGCTGAGTTAGTACCTCTAGTAAATAACTACCAAGTGCAGACGGTTGAACAGGTACAAGAACTTGCAAACGTTCTTGCGACTACTATGGGTGTACCTGTCAGTGAAGTTAAGCAATACTTACTGGACAGCCAACTGGTAGATGAGGCGTTTACTGGCGACATCATCGACATGGTGTATGACGAAGCCAACGACATTTGGGTTATTGCCGATATTCAAACCGAACGACAAGGATTACCTTATGCTAGTGAGCAAACAGAAACGAATGAGCGACCAAGAACGCAAGCGATTGGTAGCACAAACTATCGCCAAATTAGCTTCTCCGAACCCAGCGCAACGCCGACACCTGAAGCACCTGTTGGAACAGATGAAGTAACAACTGCCGATGGTGCTACGTTTAACCTACAAGAGATTTTGTCAGGCGTTACCAACAAGCGTATTCGCAAAGGCGAAGTACCGCCAACACTTAATGACTTAGCACCTGAAGACGACACTGCCGACCGCCCGACTATTGAACTGACAATTAACGGTCAAACCCATACTGGCAAGTTGTATCGCTTCCGTAAGGGCAACCGTCGTTATATTGCTTTTGTCCATGATGGCAACGCTTATGGTATGAAAGCTGTGCAGAACGGTGTGGAGAACCAAGACTGGATTAACTTCGGCGCAGGTGTCGGTACTAAGCGCGTAGACAGCATTAACGCTCAAACCGCTATCAATATCCGTGTGCTTGACGGTACGCCAGTACAACAAGATTTATTTAACCAACCACAGGAGCAAAACGCTCCGCCAGTTCAGGAGACTGAAAATGAAACACAGCAAACAGGGCGTGTGGAAGACGGCAACCAATCTGCCGATACCC